GTACGTGTTCGTTGCCCTGCCGATTCCCAACAAATGAACCAGCGCGATAAGATCCGCGCACCCTTTACAACACTTAGCGGATTAAATAACGAAGCTATTACTGCTGACAGTGAAACAAGAACAGCCAGTGTGGGCGACACCCTTATTTATAAGATTTTGAGCACATCACATAAAGATGTTGTATTCAATAACTATGACGAGCCAGGATTTGATGATGATAACGCTACAGCCAAGGATGTTGCGTCTGCTGTGTCTTCTCTTCAAAAAGGCTGGGACGACGCGCTTGTAGAGGGCGAGCTTTACAAAGTAGGGAATGCTTTGGCTGTTTGTGTCTCAAGAACAGATGGTCCCTTCGTTTCAGATGCGGATGTTCAAGGCGGCGCAACAGGCGTGACCGTAACAGCAACCTTTGAAGTGGTACGCGCTGGTCAAATAAAGGAGCACAAGCAAGCGTATCTTACTGATGTATCCTCAGTTGAAAGCGGAGCGCTGTCCGATCTGCCTAATCGCGAGGTAGGTACGACAGGTGGGCATCTGCTTAAGTACGCAACTGCTCATGTTTCAAACTCAAGACCTTGTAGTGCTGTTGAAATCGGGCTAAAATCAACTCTAGGTGCAAGGATAAATGGACTTTGCAATTTCCAAGAAGCAAAAACCTTTGAAAAAATAGACACTGCATATTGCCAGGCATTTGAAAACGAGGATGCAGATGACATCCTAAATATCTTCAACCAAAGCGGAGTGATAACTACTTCTTTTGAGCGCTACTCCTTCTTTAGAATTAAATGGCGCGAATACGGTGATGCGGCTTGGCAGTATTTGAATCATACTTATGGCACCCGCAGCGAGTCGCAACAATCGCTTTTTAACTTTATTCGTTTCGAGTTTTCTGCGGTAAATCAGCGCGAATTTATGTTTGAGCCTGTTTCGGGCTTTGAGGTTCGATCTGATCTCGACGGCGGCACAAACTTATACGTGCTTGATTACAAGCTGCCTTTTATTACGCTTTCCGAGAATGGTTGCGCAGTCGCTTTTAATGGAGAACAGGTAACTCGGTCTGCAGACAGCTTTAGCATAAACGAAGCGTTTGGCGTGCCTGGGTTAGATAGTCTATATCGCTACCTTAGAAAGACGTCTGGCCACACACATGCAGCTAACATAGCAACAACTTTTTCGATTGCATCCGGCGAAACTACGGCGAATGGCGTTGAACTTAGCATCACATCAAGCGACGAAGGCGAGGTTAACATTCCACTGATTACAGGGCAAAGCTTCGACGTATCTACAATAGGACAAAGATACGGCGTTGCGGCATTTGGAAGTTTTGTGATTGGCGAGACGTATGAAATTACTACTGTTGGCAATACGAACTGGGTAGCGATTGGTGGACCGGCTTTGCCTAGTGTTGGTGATACTTTCACGGCTACTGCAGATGGCACGTCAGAAGTTGGAACAACAGGAGAGGCAACGGGGCCTTACACCGTCACAGTTAATGGCTCGCTAACGCGAGCATCGGGACTTCCGTCCGATAATTCAGCGTTTACTTTTGTTGCTGATTCATCAATGCCGGAAACGACAACATTCCTCGTTGACACCACGATAACAGTCGATGGCGACAACGAATACCGGATATACAAAGGACTGCCTAAAACTGATACCAACACTTACATCGACGACTATGCAAAACTGGCTGAAACTTTCGTCTACTCCGAGATTTCGACAACTGCTGAGTCCGGCCCAGAACACGAGATTGTTTACGTCAACGAGATCGTTCCCAACGAAACTGCTCCCCAATATGACGACCTTGCATTGGTCGGCATCAACATCCGTTCATCAGCGGAATGGCAGCAGTTTGCGCAGTTCTCCAGCTACGTGACCGGCGGCAAAGAATGCACGCGAATGCTTGGTGGATCCGGTGCCACGCATTTGTTCCCGGATGTGCTGTATGACCTGATGACCGATACCCGCTATGGCGCTGGCTCATTCATCAAGCCCTACATGATCGACACCACCGAGTTTGCAGCTGCCGCGCAGTGGTGCCAAGACCGCAAGTATTTCTACGATGCTGCTGTTGCAGAGCCCATTAACATCAGGCAGTGGGCAGCGGATTTGGCGGCTACGCATCTGCTGCAGTTCGGTGAGATCGACGGCAGGTATTTCCTGAGGCCTGCGATCTCGTTCTCTGCTGTATCGATCGCTGGCCTGTTCACCGCAGGCAACATCGCAGAGGGCAGCTTCCAGCTTCAATACTTCGATCCCGAGGACCGCGATCCAATCCAAGTCTCCGTTCGTTACCGCGAAGAGCGCCCCAGCAACGACCTGACCAGTCCCGGCCTGTTCCCGGTGGTGCGTGAAGTGCTAGTACGTGAAGCCACTGGTTCCGATACGGATCCGATCGAGCAGCTTGACATGTCGGCTTACTGCACCAGCCGCGCTCATGCAATCGATGCGGCAAAATTTTTAATTCGGATGCGTCGCATTCCAACGCATACAATTACTTTTACAACTATGCACGATGGCCTAATGGCAGGTTTGTCGCCTGGCGACTACATCAAAGTTGCAATGGATGAAACCGAGTATGACGAGTTCAACAATGGTGTCGTTACACCCGAAGGCGCATTGGTCAGCACAAAAGCCTTGGCGGCTGGCAGTTATCAGGTGATTGCTTGGGACGGAACCGAGGGCACGCCGCCAGCCGACACAACGCTTTCTGTTAGCGGAGACGGCAAAACCGCTACACCTACGAGTATTGTTTTCACTGTCAAGCTACCCAGTACTCAAGTCCGCGTTTACCAAGTGGAACGAATAACGCCAGACGACGAAGGCACATTTACAATAGAAGCGATGCACATGCCAGTGAATAGCTCCGGCGTTCTCGAAGTCGCCGATGGGTTTGATAATGCTTTTAACTGGGAGGTCCAAAGTTAATGGCAACACTACCTGCGCTGACACCAACCGCGATGGACTTCACGGCACCGGAGTTTCCGGTCAAGTCCAGTACCTCAATCAGCGGCGTGGTGACACGTCGTATTTTCGGCAACCGTGGATCGCGGTCCACGCTGCAGCTTAGTTTTGACAACATCACCGATGCCTCCGCTGTTCAGTTCCTTGATGCTTGGAACGCATCACGCGGGCAACTCGATGCCGTAACGGTCCCCAGCGTGGTGTTTGATGGAGCCAGTGCTGCGCTTGTGTCCTATGTTTCAGATGGCGGCGACGGCTTGATCTGGCATTTCGCTGCGCCACCTCAGGTCCAACGTGTCAAGCCTGGCATCAGCAGTGTCCGCATCAGCCTTGAAGCTACGCGTGACTTCTAGCTATGATGCTCATAGGTTGGAGTGATTCGTGGCCGTTCTTACTGGAAAAAATGGCGCTCTCAGCTGGAACGGCGCCACTGTCGGCAAGGTCAGATCATGGTCGATGTCGATCAACAAGGATCCGCTGGAAACCACCACGCTGGGCGTGCATGACCGCACTTATGTCTCTGGTATGCGTGGATCCACAGGCACGGCTGAGTTGATGTACGACCCGTCGGAAGGGCAGGTCACTTCGCTGCTGAACAGCATCTTGAGCGACGGGAACACGTCAACAAGTTCCGTGGCTTTTGTGTTGGATACCACAGGCGGCAAAAGTTTGAGCTGCTCGGCATTCTTAACTAGCGTGTCGCCCAGTGTCAGCGTTGGCGCAATTCAGGTTTGTTCGGTGTCATTCCAAGTATCTGGTCCGATTAGCGGTGGGTTCTAACTCATGGCAGTTCTCGGTGTTGAAGGCTATGTGCGCTTCCGCCGAGAAGCGCCTGCCCCGATTGTTGTCTTTGAAAACTCGCTCAGAGCAGACATTGATGCATTTCAAGTACAAAGCTCTGAGTTTTGGAACGGAGATGAGGTATATCTTGTCACCCCGAAAGGACCGCCATTCTCGGCAGACACTTTACCCGGAGGGGTTGGTTGCTACTTCGGTTCCTTCTGGGAGTTAGGTCCAAATAGAACACATGTAACAGCAGAAGACGATGAGTATTACGTCAGTGACGATGATACCGTTGATTTCTACAACAATGGAACACCTGTAAATACAGGTACTTATTTTGTCTATAGGGATCAACTTGGCAGGCTGAGTTTATACGAC